TCTATAATCACATTTACAACCTAAGGGTTTCATTCTACGGAATATCAATCTACGGATTTACAATACACGTATTTACAAATTTTTTCTACGGAAAATATGGATTCTCAACACGCTCAAAATAATACTCGACGTGGTCGTGGCGGTCGCGCCCGACCAGCACAACAAGAACGTGCTCCCCAAAGCAGAGATGCCTCTAGGGGACGTCGCGGCGGAAACACTCGTGGAAGGGGTGGACAACGTGGGAGAGGGGGCAGCAATGCTCCTACTCCCCCTGCGGCTCCGGTTGCTGCTCCAGCAGTGCCGGCGCCTCAGCCCGCAGCAGCTCCCGTTGCAGAGGTTGCTCCCGTCCCCAACAGTCTACTCACTGTGGTGCCACTAGAAAATCCCGCTCCTCCCGCAGCCCCGGTCATTAAGTTGAACGTTCAGGCTGTGGTGAAGACCGCTATCAAAAACTTTAAGCTTAAGGTTAGCGAAGCGGTGCGCGTTAAAGCAGCACATTTTGGGCCTAGTGTGGAGGTGGTCAGTACCAATGGAGAACCACCAAATCCTCATGAACTATTGGCGCAAGCCCGGCGATATGCAACTTTTCTCGCCATGTGTGAACTCGTTCGCGATGGGCACAGAGTCATTGACAGCTTGTTTGGTGCCACCCGGGATCAAAGCTTGCTGAACTACCTCAATGGTCAATTCAGCAAGTATGGTTACGGTGACAATTATATCAAGTTGAATCAAAGACATGGTGCAGTCGTACCGTTGGATTACGGCCGACGACCCGCAAACGCAGAACCCACACCTGACACGGCCACGGCAGCACTTCTCATGGATGTTTACTGCTATGGCTCGCCTGACAGTCCCAACGAGATCAATCCCCAATGGATCAGCTCACTTCCCTATGATTCAGTCATTTGGGTTGGCCATTTGTTTAAAGGATTCTACGGCGCAGTTCTGACTGCCGCATGGATCCAGCGTGACAATGGTTTAATCAGTTGGTCCCCGGATGATGTCAATCCACTTTACCCACCACACCCCCCATGCAATGAGATGCATAGCAGTGGGGCAAACGGACAGAAGGCTTGGAAAATAGCCAGAGTCGTACCATATCGTGACAAGGTTGTTTACAACCTTGTTAAGTTCGTGGCTTCGACTCTGGTCTCTACCCCAATCCCAATGCACGTCAATACCGTGGTGGCAAAGGTGATCGACATTCCTGATTTCAACAAGATGCTATTCGACCCCAGCTCATGGTTCCACCTAGCCAACGGTGTTTTGATTAACATCGTTAATTCGGGAGTGTTCAACCCAGTACTCCCCAAACGGAAAGCTAAATTCAACGTCGGTCATTTTCAATCGGCGCTGGCATTTATGCTTCCGCGTCAACAAAATGGTTACACTTATCCTGCTTTGCTCCAACGCGTCCAATCCCTGTTGGCAAACGATGAGGAGTGGACTCTGGTCAATGAGAGATTTCCCGAGTTCTTTCCAGGCTATGCTGAAGACCTAGCATTAGCCGTGTTCGTCGATCGTGCGCTGGTCAGATCAGCAACCCTGGCTGCTGTGAGAGATTCATTCTCTTGCAGCTTCCGGGATTATTCCAGCACGTTGAAACACATCAACGAACCCCGCTCCTGGGGTGCCGTCCTGTCTTCTGCAGCATGGGTCGGTATCCCAGCGCTGGCCTTAACTGGCTGGCGGGCATTATCACAGCTAAGACGATCCAGTCGACCAACTATCAAGGACCTTCGGTTTGTTGCGGCAGCTATTTGTGACGCAGCAGACGACTCCATTGCCACCAGCACAGGTGAGAGGTTGCCCAAACCGAAATTGTTGGGCCCTTGGGAAGAGAAAGTGGCCACGACGTTTGACCGCGTCATTGACTACCTTCGTTCTTGGATTCCCGAGTTCATCCCCACCCCAGGCGTCCTTTGGGACACCATGGAAGCAGGTGTCATAGCCACGAGAGTGGTCCAGTATGGCGCATCCTTGGAGGAGGCCAGAAAGACCAGCAGCCAGTTCATGTTTGGCAGTCTCGTGTCAGCCCCCATTATCGAAGAGTGGGCTAAGAGGGTGGTTCCCGATAGCTTCCGGCCTTGGATGTGTGCAGGCATTGCCTATATGGACTTGGTCGCAGCTCGACCACAGCATTTATTGTATTGCTACACGGTTCAATTTGCGAAACATTATGCTTTGAGCTGCTTACCAATGAAATTGGCGATGGTTGCGCATTCTGCTCACAACGCGTGGCAAATGTTTTGGAATGGTTACAACTTCGGCCATTTAGTGGCTGACGAGTTGGGTTTGAAGGAAATCAAGATCGGTAACATCGGTATGATGCAAAACAAATGGTTGCTGTTGGCAGCACCAGTCGTTGCATATGCCGTTCACCGCACCTTCAACACCCCAGCGCCCCCTGTTGAGCCTCTCAATTCCATGCTTCAGCTGACAGATGAGATTAACAAAGTCGGCAAAACACACCCCTCGGTGCCAGGTCGAGAAGATTGGGTCACAATCGCTAAATACCCGATCTCTCAAGCTTTCTTCCCTTCTCAAGAGGTAGGAGAGTACCCAATCCCAGATCCTGATCCTAGCATTGAAGTGGTGGTCCATTTCGAGCCCACGCAGGTCGAAGCCACTGATGGCATGTATCGATGGTTCGTTCATCCAATTCCACTTTTCCGTCCCAACAATAGTACTCACAACCAACTAAAGATGTGTGAGTACCGTCTTCTGAGAGATGTTCCCATGTCAGATGACATGGATTGGTTTTTTCTTTCGACTTTGCCTTGCCTCGCTATGTCCCGTGGCTTGGTATTTGGCCATGAAGGTTATTACCTCTCATATGAACACTTTTGTCAGAGCGCTCGGATAGGAGCCCATACTTGGCGCAACTGCGACAAGAAACCGTCAGATCAGACGGATGCAGTAGTGCTGCGCTTACTCGAGAAAAACGGAGCTCGCTTAGCCATCCTTATCCAAGCGCGACTGGAACCACAGCCTAAACGTTCAGCGGCAGGCTTGTTTCAGGTGCAGGCAGATTTGTTGTATGACCGACCCTATGTCGAATACTTCCCCACAATTAACATGAGTGAAGAACTCTGGGAAGAGTGGTTGGAACACGTCGAAGGGAGAAACGTCCAGCTGTATCGCCAAGCCCATGATCAGCTCGATGCCTCTCCAATGAGCCCCTTAGATAGTACGGTACGCAACATCCAAGTTAACATCAAGCGTGACGAAGTTCTCATCAAAATGGAAAAATATGATGATTTGGGTCATTTGATCGATAAAGGCCCGATTCCCCGACCGATTCATGCGGTCGATAAGAAGCCTACGGTAGTCGTAGGACCTTACGTCTATGAAGCTACCAACCGAGTTAAGAGTTTGTTGTTTAACTACCAGGTTGGTGAGATAAAAGACATGCCCCTGTTCTGGACGTGGGGCGCGGGAAGAACTGATCTTGAGCTCACGTTGTGGTGGGATTTTGTTGTTCACACTCAAGGCTGGCACTTAATTGTTGCCGGAGATGATATGCTCATGGTGCAAACCGTTTTGAGCACTTGTCTTGACCACGTCGCAGAACTAACGTTCATCGAAGGGGACTTGAGTCAGTGTGACCACACATCCAGGTTAGGTTGTCTCTTCGCGGAATACAATTTTCTAAAGTTTCTGGGAGTTCCTCTCGACATTTTAGCCCTCATTTTGGCTAATGCGAGAGCCAAGCTGGTCATTGGCAATAGGAACAAGCCTTCAGAAGCTATCGAAATCTTTCGCGGTTATGAGAGAAACACTGGCGGGACGGACACAACGTTTGGCAACAGTTGCACTAGTTTGATCGCAGCGACGTTCGCGATACTTATTTCAGAAGAAAATCGCAAACACCGCTGTTGCAACTGCGGTTACATCAGTTGGAAAAACCACACGGCTGTGGTAGGAGAATTTGAAGAGGCATACAAACGTCTAGGCCTTTCATTGAAAATCAAGGTCAATTTTGCACCTGACCGCACATGGTTGGGGGTTGATTGTCCCTTACCTACTTTTTTGAAAGGAACTTGGTACCCTTGCGACCCGTTCTATTTGGAAGGTCGCATCATGGAACGCGCTTGGGGCCCGTTGCCCAGCCGATTGTTAAAGATGTGCAAAACACTTAATGATCCCCGCGTCACTATGCGGTACCCAGGCGAGTCCCAGATTTCGCTTGAAGTCGGTCTCCGAAGATTCTCCCAAGCCCTTTGTTATGGGTTGAAGGATTTTATCTGGCCAGTGGGTCTGAAACGCTGGCTCGTTAGAACCTCCCCGCAGGAAGAGCCCAAATATGCGAAACGTTCAGACCTCACAGATTCGTATATCCTTCAAACTATGAGAGGCAGTTTTCCTTACAGCGCTGCCTCGGAGGCATGCTACACTGAATTGGCGGCTTTTTACAAAGCGCCTCGAGAGATGGTGGTTGATTTCTTTGAGAAACATCTCCAACAGATCACTTTTCTCACTTATTCAGAGCATCCCCTCTGGTTTTACCTAGCTAAGGACTATGCGTAAGTCAAGAATCCATGCGCGGACGCGAACAGCGAAATAGGGTCAATCCCCGCGCGGTAGGTCAGCGGGCCTGTTAAAAACTAACAGTTCTTTCATTTTTCATTCAGTCGAATTAGTCATCATCATGCCTCGCAAGCCGAAAAATTCACCAAAGAAGAAGCAGCCCAAACAACAAAAACCTAGCAGTCCCAAGCCGAGTAAGGCGAAGAGAAAGCAGCCTCGTAAGAAGCAAGTCAGTTCAAACATGCGCTTGATGCCCATGAATTTGGCTCCTTCTGTTGCAATGAGGTCACAACAGTCATTGTCGATGACTGGCGTGGACTTTTTGTCTGGTGCAGTGGTTAAGACGGCCTTGTCTGATTCCACTGTCATCACCAGTTTTCTCATCAACCCGGCCATGCTTGTGCAGGGCTCACGCCTTGCCTTGCAAGCTCAGCTTTGGGAAAAATATCGTTTTAAGCGCCTGGAAGTTGTCTACGAGACCAGTGTTGCAGCCACGACTAGCGGTAGCTTTATCGTGGGTGCAGACCCAGACGTTTTGGATGATTACACCAACATCACTGGTGACACCTTACTGCAAAAACTGGGTACTGCTTCACAGTCCATACAGTTCCCAGTGTGGCAAAATGCTAATCTCGTCATTGACGGGAAAAAGTTTTTTGGCCAGGTTAATTGGATCAATCCCGAGTCAGTTTCTGACCCGCGTAACGTGTATGCGGGTCGGATCTGGATTGCGTCCATGGGTGGCCTTTCACAGGCTACCTTTGGGAGATTCTACCTCCGGTGGACAATTGAATTCACGAGCCCATCTATGGATGCTGACTTTGCGTCAGGTTTGGCTATCATTCAAGCCACCACAGGTTCGTCTATTTCGTCCACCTATCCATGGGGAGATTTCTCCAACATCCCATTCTACATTCCTGCTTCTTTCGTCACGTTCTATTCGGACACTACGCTCGGTAGTGTAATCCGTTTCGAATCGGCCGGTGCGTACGTTGTTAACATTGTGCGCACTGGCAGTGCTATGGGCACGGGGGCGTTCACCTCAGCTGTGTTGAACAATTGCACGCTCACCCTCCCAGTCAACTTGTTAGGAATTAACAATCCTTTCAATGTTTCAATGGCCAATGGTACCTCAACCGCTTCTTCATGGACTGCTATTGTCTATGCGAAAGTTGGTGGTGCCACCATGTCTAGCACCAATGACGCTGGAGTCACGCACACTTTCGCAGGTGTGTTTGTTTCTAGACTCAACAACAACCAGATCAGGCAAACAACGCCTGCTCCTGCTGCTTCCATGTCGCTCAGGTCTATGCAAAATGCATTGGACGAGTTGCAACGACATGTCAAGCAATCGGCTATTTCCACACATGTCATGTCCTCTGCGTCTACATCCACTTTGGATGAAGTACCAAGCTACCCAGGTGAACCGGTTAAGCACTATACCAGTTCATCAACTGAGGATTTCACCCAAGATGATGCAATCACTACGGTCGCAGCCGGTTTTGATCTGCCCAAAGGCTACGTCCTTGTCAAAAAATAAATTCCAACGGTTTTTTGACTAACCCCCTCGCAATGTCTAATAAATTCCCTTTAATTGTGGTGTATCACCCGTTGTGAGAGGGCGTCCGAAAGCGCCAACCACCAGTCGGAGGTGGTTGGTAGTTCTACGGAATAAGGCCC